AAGACGTTTCCAGTTGGTAGAACTCGACGCTTAATTCATTTAGGGGCTGATCCATGACATATCTAAAAGACATCAAACTGTGCGTTGATTGTGTCTTCTTTGGCACACCACAAGGACAGCGGGATCGCTGTCTTAATCCTCTCGTTACTAGCCTTGACCTAGTTCATGGCACAGAAATCTATCCGCTTGCCTTTGTGCAGCGTACTAGCCACAGTGACAAAGACTGCGGTGACAAGGGCAGACACTGGATGCTGAACGAAGACACTCAGATTGCCCGTGAGAAGCGTAGGCAAGAGTTTGAGGAGGCCATGCGTGATAGCCCCTTCTGAACGCGCTTTGATGGCGCAAATGGGGCGCAAGATGCTTGAGGTAATCAATGATTGGTGGGCTAAGTCTGCGATTACCTTTGCCATTGCCGCCTTTGCCTACTATGCTGGTGTTGTCCAAACTGAAAGCAGGATAGCTGCTGACTGTCGGTTTGCTGCGGCCTTCAGGGTGGACATCCAAGCCTTCACTTGCCAGAGGAAACTATGACCAGAGATGACATTGTTAAATGGGCGCAGGAAGCTGCCATCATGCCGCCTGATTGGGGCGCTACTGAGAACCAATGGCGCAGTCTGGAAGCCTTTGCCAAGCTGGTAGCAGAGCATGAACGTGAAGAATGCGTCAAGGTTATTCAAGAGTGGTTGCATGGCGAATGGCACAATCAAGGCGTTGTAGCAGCATTGATGATCCGCGAGAGAGGTGCGCCATGACTGACCGAGAACTGATGCAGCAGGCGTTGGATGCGCTGATTGAAACGGTGCGGCTGGCTGGTGAATACGGAACGCACTTAATACGCAACGACAAAGATGCAGGTCATGCGTACGAAACAATCGAAGCACTCCGCGCCCGACTAGCGCAGCCTGAACCGGAGCCGGTGGCGTGGATAACAGGCGGCGGAAAGGGTGAACTTTGGTGGCATCAATCTGAAAAGTTTGACACAGAAGGGAATTTGATTGGCAAAAACCCTGACGACGTTCCACTCTACACCGCCCCACCACAGCGCGAATGGCAAGGGCTGACGGATGAGGAAAGAACTTTTATCGCGTGGGAGTCGAACAACGGGCCGGAGTGCGTAGCGATGACGGAAGCCAAGCTGAAGGAGAAAAACGCATGACTTCCATTGGATTCTTGTTATTCATGCACGGCCTTGTGCTGGCAGGCGTTGCCAAGGTATTTGCTAGTAAAAGGTTGTCAGGAATCAGTGGCATTTTGACTGTAATTGGTGCGCCATTGCTTATCATTGGTATTGCTCGTTACTTGTGGGTTGCTATGCCATGAATGAAGAACTGACCAAACTACCTTGGAACCTAACCTGTGAGATTGCTTGCCTTGCCATGTGTGCAAACATTACGTTTGAGCAAGCAGTCCAACAGGCATTACTGAAGTACCTAGCGATTACAAAATGAGTTCAAGTCTGCTAATCTTTATGGGCATTGCCCTTATCGGTGCAGGTTGTTTGATTGCCGTGTGTGGCCTCGTAGCGGCAGTGTTGATGTTTTTTGATGAGGCCGATCATTAATCCATTTATCCATAATCAGGGGCTGATATGAGTGATTTTTCTCCCGAAGTGCGTAACACCGCGCTGTGGTCTAACGATGCACGACGATTCGTTGAGGGCCGTGGCGGTGAAGTCTATGCCGAAAAGATTGGCGTCAAACCTTTAGACGATCTATCCGAAGTTGAAGCTGTGCAAATGGGTTTAGTCATGCAAGAACCCATCATGAAAGAGTTTGCACGGCGCAAACGTATCAACTTCAAGGACGCTGACTACGCCCTGCATCATCCGCAACATACCTTCCTAGCTTCCCACTTTGATTACATATCAGAGGATGGGCAGACGCTTTATGAAGTCAAGAACCTAGGCATTCACCAGCGCAAGAAGTATGGCGACGATGGCACGACTGACATTGATACCGGCTACCGTGTTCAGTGCCTGCACGAATCCTTAGTTCATCGCATTCCCAACGTGGTACTGGTTGTCTGCTTTGGTGGTCAAGAGATTACCCACTATCCGCTGACGTTTACGCCTGAACAATGGGATTTGCATGCCAGAGAGATGGCGCAGTTTTGGGGCAGGATTAAGGCTAGGAACTTTGACCCTGAAACAATGGGTGATGCTGCCAAGATTGTGTACAAGCAAGACAATGGCGGCAGTCTCTTAGCTACGTCAGAACTGGAGCAAGCCTGCGAGATGCTGTCAGTCATCAAGACACAGCGGAAAGCCTTGGAAGCGCAAGAGGACGCGCTGACAGCCAAGATTCAAGGCTACATGATGGAGTCCAGCCAGCTTGCTACCTACGATGGCAGAATCCTTGCCACTTGGAAAGCCAGCAAAGCCACTAAATCTTTTTCTAAAGACCTGTTCCGCAATGCCATGCCTGAGATGTATGACAAGTTTGTGGTGGAGCAACCCGGCGCTCGTCGCTTCCTTTTGAAATGAGGGTAATCATGAGTAACGTAATTAGCATGGGAAGTGAAGGTGCAGTCTCAACCCTTGATCCTGCGATTCAGTCATCCATTGTTTTGCGTGGTGACTTGTCTGGTCTAAACGAAGATCAGAAGAAACAATACTATCTGTACCGCTGCAAACAAGTTGGTCTTGATCCTGCCGCTAAACCTTTTGACTTGCTGACCTTAAATGGAAAACAAATCCTCTACGCAAATGCAAGCGCTACGCAACAGTTGTGCGCCTTACATAAACTCTCCACTCAGATTACGCATCGGGAACGTGTGGATGGAATTTACCTTGTCTCCGTCAGAGTCACGGGCAGTGACGGCAGAGTTTCAGAAAATCAAGGCGCGGTGGATGTCGGAAACCTTGTCGGCGAGAGATTGGCTAATGCCATCCTTAAGGCAACTACGAAAGCGATACGGCGGTCGGTTCTTGCACATTGTGGACTCGGAATGCTTGACGAAACTGAAGTTGAAACCATCCCGCAAGCGCGTGTCGAGCCGATGGTGGTAACTGAAACGCCAGCACCCATAGCAGTCGAGGAAAAGCCAGAGCCAATAACCACAACAGGCATTGCTTTCATGCTGCCAAACACTGACAAAGCCTACAAGTATTTTGCCAATGATGAGGAATTCGTTGATGGTTACTTGGCAATGGTGGATCAGATTATGGAAAGCCAGAAGCTAAACGCAGCCGAGAAGCTATCGAAGATCACGGCATTAGAGGGTGCTAATGATTTTGTGCTTGGCATGGTGGAAGCTGATAAGCCTGCGCTGTTTGAGGTGTGGACTAAGGCAATTAAGCAGGTGAAAGAAAGGCTGGATCACCTGATAAAAAAGGGTTAAAGCCAGCCAGCGGCAAGAACCAAAGCCAGATGATTCTTGATCATTTGCGCCTAGGTAATGGTATCACTGCCTTAGATTCTCTTAGGTTGTATGGTGTGCTTCGGCTGGCGGCACGGATTGAAGACCTAAGAAAAGAGGGGCATACAATTTTGACTCAAATGGTGCGTGTTGGTGATAAGGATGTCGCACGTTATTTATTAGTGAAGGAGCAATCAAGTGGATCAAATTGAACGTAAGATGGGAACTGGCGTACTACTCAGCAACCGCAACAAAAAGAATGTTTCAAGCCCCGATTGGCGGGGTGAACTGAAAGTGTCTGAACACTATGCGCCGGGTGACACAATCAAGCTGGCAGCATGGACTAAGGACACTAAGGGCGGTGCCTTGATTAGCTTGAAGGAAGACACTTGGCAACCAACAAGCGCTCAAAGCCCCGGCAATGTGAACCCTTTTCCTAGCAAGCGCAAGGAAGATGGGGATATTCCTTTCTAATGGGAGACAATCATGCGTTATCTATTTGCCCTATGGTTGGCTATTACCGCACCACTGGTGTACGCAACTTGCACTTACAACACCTACTGTGATTCAGGCCGGTGTGTAACTTGCACTACCTGCTGCTACGGAAATAGCTGTAACACAAACTGCTATTAATTTTTTTTGGGGGAAAGCGGATGCTGACCAGTTAGCTGAAATGCAAAGGCAGTGCAGCGAGTACCCCACCTTCTTATGAGCAAACTAGCAAGACAACGTGGCGCTAACTACGAGCGTGAAGTAGCCAATGAGATATTTGATGTGCTTGGCATTCGAATCAGGCGCAACCTAAAGCAGTATCAGGTGTCTGATGAGGGTGACTTGATCCTTGGGAAATATCTCATTGAGTGCAAACGCAGGCGCAAGATCGCAGTGTATGATTTTATGGAACAGGCAGAGAAAGCCTGCGAGATAGGTCAAACGCCCATTGTGATCATGCGTGAAGACGGTGGTAAATCACTGGCAGTGTTGCGCTTGCCAGACTTGTTAGCACTTCTTGGTAACGAATTCCCCCATCAGTCAGAGGATGTTTAGGAGCGTTGCGGGGCGCAGCGTCACTCTGACACGCCCCACTTTTACGGAGATCACATGGAAAACCAAAAGCATGTTTTTATAGCAACACCCATGTATGGTGGTCAGTGTACTGGCGTGTACGCTCAGTCGTTAATGAACCTGATTGGCGTTCTGTCTAACCAAGGTTATAAAACTTCTGTGTCGTTGATGTTCAATGAATCATTGGTGACACGCGCACGTTGCAACATGGCGCATGAGTTTTTAAAGAGTGGTGCCGATTACCTTTTCTGGATTGATGCCGACATTGCCTTTAGGCCAGACGATGCTATCAAGATGCTTGAGGCTGACGTTGACGTTATTGGTGGAATCTATCCAAAAAAGGAAATTAATTGGCAAACAGTGCATCAAGCCGTGACTGAAGGTAAGCCAGTTGATCAGCTTAAGAAACACACTGGTAGCTTTGTAGTCAACTTGCTGACGAATGATCCTGCTATAACTGTGCCAGTAGATCAGCCGTGCGAAGTGTCAGCTATTGGCACGGGCTTCATGCTGATTAAGCGCCGAGTGTTTGATGAGTTGATGCCGCACACGCCAAAGTTTGTGAGTGACATGAACTACCTGTCTGGTGAGGAAATCTATGGGTTCTATCTTGATCCTATTGATCCTGAAACCAAACGGTTGCTGTCAGAGGATTACTACTTCTGTCATCAGTGGCGAAAGATTGGCGGCAAGATACATGCAGCACCTTGGTGTCACCTAGGTCACATGGGAACGTATCTGTTTGAAGGTGGCTTGCTGCCGAGTGAGTAAAAAAAACCCCCGCTGATTAGACGGGGGAAAGCCTAGGGAGAAGACTAGGCCGTTGCGATCAACTCTATCGTTTAGCAGTTCTTGCAGACCGCTTGAAAGCCTTTGCTGTGGGTGCGCCTTTGCTTCCGGGCTTGCGCATCCTTTCACCACTGCCAGATTTGATTCTGGCACGTTTCTGATGAATGTTGGCGTACAGTCCTTCTTTCATTTGATCCCCCAAAAGTATAAGTCGTGAACCGTATCATTGGTTAGAAATTGATAGTCTTCAAAGACTGACAAATCAATTGCACTTCTTATATCTTCTTCAGTCAGGTTGCGGTAATACTCTCCGCAGAACGGTGCGTCGTGTGGGCTGGTGCGTGGTGTGCCATGTTCAGGTCTGCCGGTAGTTGCACAACTGAAAAAGACTAAGCCGCTGCTCATCCTGATCATGTTGTTTAGCGTAGCCACCCATTCAGGATTATGCTCAAAACACTCACAACTTGCCACAACGTCAAAGCTACCATCAGCATAGGTGAGGTCTTCGCCTCTAGCCACCACATCAACGTCGCGTCCTTCGCCAAGATCAACCCCAACATATACGCATTGCTCAAAGAATGGCCTGATAGAACCGTTAATGTTTAGACTACCAATCTCAAGCACTTGCTTGCGAATGAAATAATCTGGATACATGGCTCGTACTATTGCAACAAAATCTATCTGCGCTTGATGACTCATCGGCAGTTCCACCTACGAAGTGACGCTTTTGCTCTGGTAGCTGGCCCCTTAGCTTTCCTGACCACGCCAGCCATACGCGCACAGAAACTAGCCTTGCGGCCTGCTTCCTTCTTAGTGCGAGGATTAGGCGCTGGTGCCTTGAGATTGCTGCCAGTTTCACGGTTGTACTTAGCCCTACCCTTGGCAGTCAAGCCAGCACCTTTGCTTACCGGCAGCTTCTCACCACGACCTATTGCTAGGCTGACACCCTTCTTAGCCATCAGTAACTCCAGACAGTAGGGCGATTGGGGCTAGTCATCAGGTCTAAATGGATGAACCTGCCCGTTCCCTTTTGCTGAACGCCAATGCCAGTAAAGCCTAACTCCAAAGCCAGCTTTAGAATCTCGTGCGCATCAGCGTTAGTGACGCCAACATCACAGGCCAAGCCACTTGCATGCGCACCGGGTGCAGTCTTCTTTGCCTCAATAGGATGCTTGGGGCAACGGTAGCCAGAAGTAATCTTCATGGGCTTACCATACTTAGTACGCAAGACTTGAAGTTTCTCTAGCAAAGATTCCTTAACTTCATTGGCACCGCAATGACTGCATGCAAACTCAGCAGCAGTAAAGTTAGGATACTTTTTCCAATCCATGATCAATCACGACGATCAGGCGTCAGAATACCGACTAAGCCAGCAATGCCCAAGCCTGCCGTGACGATGGCCTCTGCCAGTTGTGGGGCAATAGGCACACCAATCGCAGTCAGAAACAGAATGGCACCACGCCAAGTAGATGGTTCTCTTACACGATCAAGAATGTACTGTCTCATAAACCCTCCCCCGGAGTAATGTACACCTCTGGTGTACCTGATTCAGCAATAAAAGTGCAGTACACATTTGAAGATGGGCTGACTTGTGGCCCTGTAAATACAGTAACGCTATCAGGAGGAATAACCATTGCATACTGCGGAGTGCCGTTTCCCGGAAGTGCCACATTAGCCGTTGCGCTTGTCGAGATACGAACATAAACAGGTTGACCACCAGCACCTGTCGGTTCATGGCTAACAATCATGTATTGATTAACGGGGCTATCAGCAGTAATCTGAAATTGCTGAACTGACGTAGTGGCATTTGCTTTATACGTCTTGCCCATCGGTTGAAAGGCAATGTTGTTAGCCATTAGATGATCCTTTTACCGCCAGCGTTACCCGGCTTGGAAGTTGGAGATTGCTTCTGGTCAGGCGAACCAGAGAAGCACTGCATAGCCATAAAGCCCATAGGATTGGTGCGAGTAGGCTTGCCACGACCATAAGTGTCAGCAACGGATGCGCAACGATAAGCCTCGCCTGCGCTGCCACGATCATACTCACCGTTGCTGCCATTCTTTTCCACGACAGTCGTGCTGGTCTTGCTGATGCTAAGTTTCATTTTGAGTCCTTTCCTTGAAGATGCACGGCAAATAAA